ACGATAACATAAGGAGAAAGATATGTCACTTGCGGCATTGAAAAAACAGAACAGTCTTGACTCGCTGCTGGGTGCTGCCCAGAAAGAGTCTGCCCCCCAAGAAAAGAAGTCTTACGTTGATGAACGTCTCTGGAAGCCAGTCATGGATAAGTCTGGTAACGGATATGCAGTCATTCGTTTCCTTCCCGCACCAGAGGGTGAGGACATGCCTTGGGCAAAACTGTGGAACCATGCGTTCCAAGGTCCAACGGGTCAGTGGTATATTGAGAACTCTCTCACCACTGTGGGTCAGAATGACCCTGTGTCAGAGTATAACTCTAAACTCTGGAACTCAGGCGTAGAGTCTGATAAAGAGATTGCACGGAAGCAGAAGCGTAAGTTGCAGTACTACTCCAACATCTATGTTGTAGAAGACCCTGCAAATCCTCAGAACGAGGGTAAGGTTTTCCTCTACCGTTATGGTAAGAAAATCTTTGACAAGATCATGGAGGCAATGCAACCCGCATTCCAAGATGAAAGTCCTGTCAATCCCTTTGACTTCTGGGAAGGTGCGAACTTCAAGTTGAAGCTTCGCAAGGTAGATGGATATTGGAACTATGACAAGTCAGAGTTTGCTGATCCATCTGCATTGTTCGACAATGACGAAGAGATTGAGGCGCTGTGGAAGACAGAGTATTCACTCGCAGACTTCACTGCATCTTCTAACTTCAAGTCATATGACGAACTGAAGACCCGCCTGGATGCAGTTCTTGCTGGAACTGTAACAGTCGGTACAGTAGAGGATGTGATTGACACACCAGTTGAAACCGTGACGGTGGATACTAAGACTGTTGATGCACCAGAACCTACTGTGTCAGTAACAGATGATGAGGACGATACCATGTCCTATTTTGAAAAACTGGCAAACGAGTAAGGTATACTAGTAACGGGTGTTCCGTCCTAATCGCATAGAGTAAGACTCGGATTAAAAAGGCTAGCTAATATATGGAGAGAAAGGGGGGAACGCGGTTCCCCCCTTTTATCTTATAAAAAATCGGCAGACCTAGTAGAGCCTTGAAGCATATAATCCCTTTTACCATCAGTGATCTTTTTGCCGACAGGAGCCGGTGCTGGTGCTGGAGCCGGTGCTTGTGGACTTACCTGAGTTGCGTTGTTTATTGTTATTCCCTGAGTTGCAATGTTTGACTTGTTAATCGCAGAGGTAATCATTGCCTCCACTCTTGGGTCTGCTGCAAAAGTACTCTGTAGGTTTGCCTGAAGATTTGCTGTCTGCCCGCCAGCGGTTGCAGTTGGAGCCTGTGCCTGTAATTTTGCAAGTTCTGCTCGTTCTCTTGCCTCTCTTTTACCTCTAAAATCAGCGGTATACCCTCTTGCAATACTATCCTCCAACTCTGCCATTCTGGACTGACGTGCTTCCTCATCCATTAACTGTTTGTATGTCACACCAGAACCAGCGATTGCCATGATTGCTGTTGCCGCTTTGCTCAACATCTCTGACTTTTCTGCAAGTTTCAGAATGTCCTCGATAGGACCACCACCACCAAAAATACTTCCCATAACTTTAGTGAATGTGCCTCCACCAAAACCGTCAAGTGCAGCCTTCATTTTCTCAATACCCACTGCGGCATTAATCATACTGTCAGCAGGAACCGCACTCAATTCTTTAATCTGTTTCGTGGTTGCCTCTGCACCAGCAGTTTCCATACTCGTAATCTTATCAATTACGTTTCCAATAGAATCACCAACACTTCCTATGATACCCTCAATAGTGCTACCAACGTCCTTAACAAAATCACCCAATCCACCAAAGACCTCTCTGATTGATTTGCCTGCACTCTCAACCAACTTACCAAAAGGTTCGAATGCGGGAGATGCAATTCTCACTGCGAGCGCAATACCATTGATTGCAAGAACCACAGCAGCAAGACCAATCAGAGTTGCAGGGTTTGCGAGTGCTCCTAAACCACCAGCCATGCCTTTAAGGAATCCACCTATACCGGCACCCGCACCCTTTCCTACACTAGCAATGGATGCACCAACTTTACCAAGTGCGCCCCCACCTTTCACACGGGCACCACCTCTTCCCCCACCACCAGTAGGGGCAGCACCACCTTTACCGCCACCACCAATTTGATTTCCAACACCACGAAGTCTACCAGCTAAACCACCAATCCCTTTGCTGATAAGTTTTACTGCCCCTGTCACTGGACTAAACAACTTGGTCAATGCACTCGCCTTAAACGCCAGAGCAAGACCGCCAAGTAAAGTTCCAAGAAGAACTGCGCCCTCTCCGAAACTTATATCAAAGGAAGCTAGACGTTTCAACAAACCATCTGGACCTACAAGATAGTCTGTTAATTCTTTAAATGTATCACTCTGTAGAAACTCACCAAACGCATACAGTAACGCACCAAACGCAATACCAGACAAGATTTGAAGTCCTGTCTTTCCTGCTTTCTTCGCGGTGTTTATCGCGTTATCTTTTAGTGTTGTGATACCACCAGCAATTCTAGAGAGGAGGGATTGATTTTTATTTGCATCAGCCTCTGCCTCTGCTGCCTTTTCGTCTGCTGCTGCGCGATTACCTCTCTCTGCATCTGAAATACTTTTTTGTTGGGCAGTGTTCGCTTCAATTGCAGCGGTTGTTTCGTCTTGGGCAGCATTACTCTCTGCCTCTGCATTCAACCTTCTAGTTTCGTGACCTTTTACTGCTGCAGCAGACCTTGCCTCTCGACGCGCCTCCGCTGCAAGACGTTCTGCTTCACGTTCCTCAGCAGTCATCATACTCTGACGCAACATCTCTGTTGTTTTTTGCTGCTCATCAAGTAACTGTTTAAAGTCTTTTTGAGTAATCTCAGCCACGTCTCATCTTCCTCTCTTCTTGTTCTATGCGTTCATTTTCTTTTTCAATAAACTCCATCAACAATCCAGTATAGATTTCTCTCTCCCACGGCATCATATCTTCTAACTCTGATAAACTATAATTATGATGTTGCATCATCGCAAAGTTAGTTTTGTAGTAGTTCACCAAATTCTCATGGCAGAGAGCTAGTCTAAAAAACTTTCTAGTCCCTCCAGTAACACCTCACTTTTAACTTTCGTTTTCGGGTTTGTCACATCAACCACATGACGAATCTTTGGCATCGTATTGAAAAACTCAGTCACTTTTTCAAATTGGTCTGAGCTCATCTGATCAATAAAAGTGTCCAGTTCATCGTCTGTGATATCAACTTTATTGTAAATATCCTCACCGTAATGAATTTCTCGTACACAGTTCTTCAACATATGAAACACTTGATCTAGTTCAGTGGCATTTGTCATCATCCCTATCACATCTCCCAATAGAGGATATCTAAAAATGATTTTGATATCACCACCAAGGTCAACCTCTGTATTATGTTCAAGAGACATTTGAACACCAATGTCCTCAATGTTAATTTTCTTCACCACGGTTGTTTCACCATCGTCAGGACATGTGATCCTAACCTCGACAGTTTCGCCAACCGCTTTTGCGCGAATCTGTAGAAAAAGATACTCAACATCGAACATGGGTGCCGCTTTAGGATCAACTTTTCCAAAGGTGCAGTTTTGTACGATATCACCCATGGCGTTTGCCATTTGCGTATCCTCACCAGACTCCTGTGCCATCATAAGAATCTTCTGTTCCCGTACAAGAAATGGTCTATACTTAATCTTCTCCTGTGTTGAGGGTACGACTAACTCATACTCTGGTATCTGTAGTTTTGGTAATGCCATAATGTTTCATCCTTTATAGTCTCCGAAGCACTTTCGGTATATTACTTAGTATCTGTCTCTGAACTCCATTCGCAACAGTGTCAATGATATTGTTCATAATATTTGGTCCGCTCTGATTCTGGTCAAGTGGAGTCCAGTATCGAAAAGACATGTTCACTCCTATTTTTATGTTCTCATTCTGTGAGCCATAACTCAAGTCAGTACCATTGATGCTCTTAGGAAACGCATCCCATAACTTGAGTCCATATCTCCTTTGGTCTTGTTTGTCAAGTAGGTAGATATCGACAAATCCCACATAATCTTTGTAGTATCCCACGTTCCAAGTTTGAGGATTGTATGCTGCCCTCTGCCAGTTTTCAAAAAACACTCTTTCTTCCAGATCGGAACTTGCTGCAAAGGTCATTGCAACTTCCTCTGCATATGTTACACCCTCTACGATATCTCTGGTTGGACCATAGATATTTGAATCCTGTGCAGTTGCGAGATTTATGCCTGGCAAGGTAACTGATTCACACCTCAACCCAACTCCTCTTGCATCGCCACCCTGTGGTGATTGCCCTATCACCGATGCTGCCGCATTTAGGATTGATGA